TTCCCTCATGCGGTTAGGTACGTTAGTCTGCATGAAGTCAGCCGGGACTGTCTAACGCACCGGTATTCCCGGTATTACTGCCTTTATATACCTAAAAAGGGGGGCCGTAAAGCCCCCCTCTCTATTACGCGCCTTGCGAGCCGAACATGCCCAGAGGGTCCGACCAGCCGAAGCTGTAACGCTCACGAGCCTTGTAACGAACGTTACCAGTATCGAAATCACCGTCCATTGAGTTAGCCAAAGGCATACGCTCAAAGTGCTTCATGCCGTTAGGAACATCAGTGGTCAAGAACCAAGCATTGGTGTCGGTCAGATAGTGGTTAATTGCGTAACCTTCTGGGATCGAACCATTGTTCTTCAATGCGTTTACATCGTTGTCGTTGGTACCAACACGGAGGTTAGTCTCAAGTAAACGGGTTGCAACGAACTGTAGTGCTGGTGGGATGATCAACTTACGGGGCATTGCTGCGATGAGCAAGCCACGCTCGTCTGTCCAAGCTGCGATTTGAATAACTGCGTTTTCCAACGAAGTCTCATTCAAGTCAGAGTTAGTGGAAGGACGGTTGCTGTTAGTACCACCAGAAACCAACGGATGTGAAGTAGAGAACAGAGGCACACCGTCGCCGCCGTAATACTGGCTGGAGTTGGTAAAGCCGTTGTTCAACACAGCCGCAGATTTAACCTGCTTGGTGTAAGCCATAGCACGAGCCAAAGCCTTGGTATAACGACCAGAAAGGCTGTCATACAAGTTGTCCTCGATTGCCTCTTCAGTGATGGAGAAGCCGAGGGCGATGGTTTCGTGGTTATAGCGTGCTGTAAATGCCTCTTGTGCATTGTCATAAGCGATGGCAGAACCTTCGTTTTTGACTGGTGCAGCAGAGAAGCCGGACAGCTTGGTTTCTTCTTCAAAGCTACGCTCTGATTTCTCAGTTTCGTAGATCTCTTTGTGCTCTTCGCCGTAACGCTTGTACTCTAAACCGAACAAAGCGTTTAAGCCTGGGAGCAACTCTTTAAGTAGTTGTGCGCGTGAAATAGCCATTTATATGCTCCTTAAGCGGCGTAATCAATACCCGTTGCACGGAGTATTTGTGGGTTATTCAACTTCACAATAACTTCAGTGAAGGCGTTTGCACCGGTAGCGGTTTCTGGAACTACGGCAACAACACGAACAGGCAGAGTTGCTGCATTACCAAGGTTATCGGTAGGAGTAAGCACGCCAGTGTAAGAATTACCAGTAGTAGTATTACCTTGTGGTACTTCTGGTTGGATTGCCATGTTAATACCTACAACGCTTTGGTTAACAGTTTGTACAACGCTGTTTGCGGCAACAACAGCTACTTTGAAAGCAGCCATTGGGTCGTCAACAACATAGGCAATAGCGTTTGTCGCAGCAGAATTACCGGGGTAATACTGAGCTTGAACGGTTTGACCTTGTGCGTTGGTGTACTGAACGCCCATAAACACACCATAGGTGTAGTTAGCAGCGGAACCAGTAGAGTTGTCTGTAACGCCTGATAATGCAATAGTACCCCCATCAACTACAGTCACAATATCCCCGTTAAAAATTGGAGTGTTATAAGTACTCGCAATTGGCAATTGACGGGTTGCACCAGCGTAGGGTTTGCCGTCTACGCTGTTGATTGGCTGTAAGCCATAGGGAGTTGAAACGGTTGGATAAGCCATTTAAATCTCCTAATTAAGAATTTCCATCACCAAACCCACGTCCTCTAGTTGTTGTGCTTTTACGCTCAGCAAACAAAGGCATATTTGGGTTACTGTTTTTCATAAAGCTGTTGTCTACAGATTCCATTTGCTGTTGAGCTTTTTTCTCAAAATAGTCTCTGCGGGCATCAGCCATCTCTTTTGGTTTCTTGCACAAGAGCAAGCCACCGATTTCTACATTCCCATCCTTGTTACCAGCTACTTGTAACTCTGGATAGTCCTCTGCCTTACATGGCACCCAGTGATCACGGAACCTCTGCGACACGTTAGTGTGGTTAGATTGTCCTGCGATCGACACTGCAACCCAGTGAAACTCATAATCTGGATCCGGTGCTGGATCTGGCAAAGAGCTCGGTGGTTTGTAGACATACCGAGTTGTGTTTTTTTCGCGTGATTCTTGTTCACGGGGTGTGCGGTTATTAGCCATTTTGAGCCTCCAATTTTAAAATTTCCTGTGCATACTGTTTGTGAGATAAGCCATACTTCTCTGCAAGACGAGCTTGCGTAGTCGTTAACTTAATTACTTTCTTGCCGCCCGAAGAACGGGTGGCAGGAGCCACAACATTCGCAGGTTTTTTAGTCGGCTCAGCCTTAACCGGATCAGGGCTTCCCAACATTTCCGGGAATACCTGTTTTAAGCGACCGTCGACACGATCGAAATATTCGTCTGAGCGGGGGTCTACCCCGGTGGCAACTAGTTTTTGGTGCAGCCCTAGTGCAAAGGCCGTCATTTCTTCGTACCCCGGAGACCCGAACCACTGGTTTTTTGCTTGCCAGCGCAAGGTTTTATCATCGAGCTTTGGAACTTCCGGTGACGCTTGATACGTTTGTACATCATCTTGATTATTTTGTAAAGGGGTAGGCTTGAAATTTTTTGCATTTTCAAGTTTCATCTTTGCATCTGTCAAGTTTTCTTGAGCTTCAAGCATGGCGTCAGAGTCGTAAGACTCCTGTGCTTCTTTAAACTTGCGTCGTGCCATTTCCATTTCTGCTTCAGCCTTAGCTTGTAGCGTCTCTTGGAATGTGACTTCGCCAGTCTTTACATACTCTTTGAGCTTGCGGTTCTCTTCCAGAATCTGCTTAGTCAACCGCTCAAGTTCAACTTTTTCACGCAAAGCCTCTTCTTTAGCCCGTCTTTCGTCGTGACGTGCGTGGGTGAGTTCTTTGATCCGTGCCTGCGCTCCCTTGGTATAGGACTCAATTTCTTCGTCCGTTGGGTCTTCTACTTCCCGCTCTAGGGGCTTGGCTTTGCGGTCAATTTCAGGGGTGTCGTCCTCAATCTCAATGTCCACATCGGACTCTGCCGATACGTCAATATCAATCTCGGTACTGGCTTGCGCCTCGTCCTCGGTTTCGTGAGGAAACTTAAATTCATCATTGTCTGGCATATTTTTCTCCTGTTAAACGCGGGAAATACCGCGTGGGTCTTCGACTGTTGCTTCCACCTGATCGTCATTAATCAAGCGAAACTCTTTGCCGTGGATTTTGATTCTGGTTCCCGTATAAGGGCGGGTAATAACGAAGTCGCCTTCCTTACACCACGGACCTTCTGGGAATTTCTCGGAATCATATGCGGTGGGACCGATTTTGATCACAAACAAGACCGGAGAGGTTAATTCCTCGACCTGCTTGGTTGTATCGGCTTTTACAAGACCACTTTCATACGTATCGTCAGGATCAATCAAAGCACACAGCATCCGCCAGCCTTTTGGCTCTGGTAGCGCTCTTGCCTTAACTTCTGCTGATTCGTACTCTGCATCCACTTCTGGGGCTTTTACACCCGGCGGCAGGATTAATTCTTTCTCCGGAACTGCTATAGCTTCACTCATCGTTAGCCTTCTCTATGTTGTCAGCGAGGTCAATTAAATGCCGCTCTGCGTAGGCTAGACCTCGAATCACCCCGCAAAGTTCCTTGTAAGACGCATGGTCAATGCACTGTCCACTAGCCATGTCGTCCGTAAAGTTGTTCATGTCCGAGCGAATTTTGTCTCTAAGCGCTTGGGCAAAACTCATTGTTTCTAGTTGCATGCGTTACTCCTTCGTCTTTTTCATCATTTCTCTGCGGCTTTTGGCTATATCAACACCCAATTTAGCGCCGTCAAGTTGTTGTTTTTGACCCAATTTGATCATCTCAAGCTGGGCTTTAGCCTCAAGTTCTTGTTTCTTCATGGTTAATTCGTCCATTTTGGCAGCCCCATCCACTTGTAATTTCTGGGCTTTGAGCTGTAACTCTTGCTTCTTGAGCTCAAGTTCTTGCATCTGCATTTGTAGGACTGGGTCTTGAGCGTTTTGCTGGGCTTGTTGTTGAGCAGCCATTGCTTGGGACTCTGCCAACACCTGCGGTGCGGCTTCTGCCATGAGGCGGCTGATCTCTTTCTCCATCTCGTCTGGCAACTCGTCTTCTGAACTTGGAAGAGCAACGCCCAGAGCCAACTCGATCTTGTTGCGATACGCATAACCCACGTGCTCGGCGATGTGTGCCTGCATGGCTGACTGTATAACCTGTGCCATGGGGTTCTGCCCAATAAGTTGCTGTACGATGGGATCTTGCATCGCCATCTGGTGCACCTTGATGTGTGCTTCGTGGTCTTGGTACGAGAATGCTTTTAAGGGTTTACCCTTAAGAACGTTTTGATTCTCTGTTACTGGGTCTTTTGGTTTCTGGTCTTCTTCCAACGGCACCAGCTTACTCGCATGCTTAATACCAAGCACTTCCAGCATTTGACGGTGTAAAACTGGCAGATTGTAAATCTGTGGAGCCATCTGCGCCAACTGAATGACAGCTTGGTACTGAACGACTCTTTGGGAAAGGGTAGCCGCATTTGGGTCTGATACGGGAAGCACTTCAACATTGCTATAGTCCGCCTTCTTCGCACGCGCTGTTCCGTCTTCTGGCTCGTAGGTGTATTCGTCATCTGTGTAATCTCTAATAATCGCAGCTAATAACTGTAACTCCTGCTTCATCGAATAGTGTACACGGGCTTGAACCGCAGACATCACCTTTAACGTCCGTTCGAGGATAGCAAGCGTTGTACCCACTGGCGCCTGATTGGACATATCGGCAATCTTCATATCCGAAGTAGCCGCAAAGCGTCTGCCTTCTTCTACGATCTTGTCCATTAACCCCGACAGAACCATCGAAGGCTCTTTGTACGGCAGGGGCAGGATGTTGTCCCGAATATTGCCACTACCCAAATCTACGTCACGGAATTCTCCCGGACTAATTGGCGTGTCGTCCCCCTTAATACGCAGTCCTCTGGCTTTTAGACCACCGGGCAGGTTCGATAGCGTACCCGCATCAACCAACTGCCTCATTATGGATGTTGCTGATTTAGCGTAGCCGCCTATCAGATGGAACAAGCCAAAGCCATACGCCCCATATCCAGGGATGTACTGGTAGTGCACGAAGTGGTGACGCTTTAACTTTAGTGGGTCTTCTTCTTTCCAATTACGGCGAATCGCTAAGACCTCGTTTGTGCCACGAACCATCGTTACGACGTATGGCAGAGCAATACCTGTTGGCTCGCCGTCTTTATCCAAATCCTCGTAACCGGGAATATCCAAGTCAACGTGCGACTCATAAATCTCAAAGCGGTCGTCATAAGACGCTGAAAACCCGGTCTCTTTGTCTTTGCGTTCTTGAATATCGCTCGTAAATTTACTAGGCTCCCCTAGCTCAACGTCCTTGTAAAACCCTGCGTTCATTAGTTTTAACAGGTCGTTCTTGTTCTTACGCATCACGTGGGTAATGCGATGGCAGGTGTTAATTTCCGATACGCCGTATGGCAGGATCACATCTTCTGCTGGGATAAATATGGATACTTGGCGCTCTAGGCTTGGGTCGTAATACACCTTCTTAAATGCCGAACCAGCGCTTGGCAGGTTCCATAACATCTTCTCGTGCTCAGGGCGGTACTCAGGCATTTTCTCCGTGAGCTGGTAGTTCATGTCTTCTTCAACACGAGTCGCCGCTTCTTTCTTCTCTGGCGTTTCTTTACCGACTATTTGCGTCCGTACGGGGCCCCTTGCTGGAAAAGTCTCCATGATGGTGTCTGACTGGAACCGCACCACCGCTTCTGTAATCATCGGGTGAAACACACCGCATGCGCCATCCCACGGCTCTGTTCTTTCCTCAAACTTCAAGCCCAAGAGCGTAATACCGTCTTTGTACATCTGCTCCCAGTCTTTGCGAGAAGCTAGGTCATTATCGATATCTTCAGACAGATCGCCTGCTAAAGACTGAATAGTGCCTTCATCTAGTACGTCAACCAAGTTTTCGTTAAAGTCACCCTCGCCGTCGCCTTGGCGCATCTCAAGGATCTCTTCTCCTTCGATGCTTAGCTTTACTGATTCTGGATCCTCGATCTCAATCTCAATATCGGGCTCTTGGTCTAATGCCGCTAAACCCTCTGGGGCTGCGTATAGTGATTTTTCTATGCTCATGATTTTTCCTAATAGTACGCAGCTTTTCTGCGGTATTTATATAACAAATCGTCGTCTTTCTCGTCGGTATCGAGGCTAATAAAACCCCCTTGCCGATAACGCAATAGCGCCTGTGTGCAAGTATCCACGAAGTCGTCATGTTCGCCAACTGGAAACGATGCCACTTCCTCAATAACTTCACGTGCCCAACGGGTATCTGGCGCCCACACTTTACCACTCGTAAACAAATCGGCTACTGCATTTAGCCTGACCATCTTGTCGTTACCACGAGACGGGGTGAACTCTTGCACTGGTATGCCAATGCGTCGCAACTCCTGAATCAACGGGCTACCCGCCGCTTTCTTTTCCACGATAAACGCGTCTGGGTTCCACTCTTTGTAGTGCTTGAGTGCCGTTGCTTTTAACTCCGGGAAGGTCATACGCTCCTTGAAAGCGTCGAGGAGTATTAAATTTGGACTGTTCTTGTCCTCGTTGTTGTACCAAACGCCCCATGTAGTACATGCGCTGTAGTCTGATGTTGTTTTGGTTTCATGTGCCGTATCCCAAGACTGAATCACGTAGTCGCATGGGGGTGGGTCTTCTGCCTCCCATACCCGCCAGTCTTTTCTTGACACTAGTGCACTCATGTCACTAGTCGGATTCTGCATATACTGTGCATTCCAAAACCGTGGGTCGATACTGGCTTTCGTATTCTTTAACGCCTCTAAGTTCCACTGCGCAGGCCAAAGCGATTTCTCTTTATCCGTGCCCTCGTCCATGATGGCTGGCAACTGTACGATTTCCCAAGGTATGGTCTCTGGGTTTTTAATCTGGTAATCAATCAAGCGCCCGGTCAGATCCAACAACGACCACCTTGTCATAATGACGATAATCGCACCACCTGGCATGAGACGCTGTAGTGGTCCGGTTTGAAACCAACTCCACGCATTGTCAAACGCCAAGCGGCTATTCGCCTTCATGTCTTGTTCAGAATGTGGGTCGTCAATAACAAATAGGTCAGCACCACGACCTGCCAAAGCCCCGCCGACACCAGCAGCGTAATACTGACCACCAGCGCCAGTAGACCATTTCCCCGCCGCTTTCTGGTCGTCTGCCACCACGGTGTTTGGGAAGATTTCTTGATATTCTTCGGATTCAATTAAGTTCCTTACTCGTCGACCAAAGTCTTCCGAGAGAGACGCTGTATGGGTGCCCATGATGATTTTCTTTTCTGGGTAATTGCCCAAAAAGTACGCTGGGAACAGGTAGCTGGAGAACTCCGACTTACCCATACGGGGTGCAATATTAATAATCACCCGCTTTTTCTTACCATCTACTACGTCTTGGAATATTTTGGCTAATTTTTTATGATGGGGGCCTACTTTGAAGCCCGGATACACATGTTTAGCAAACGCAATCGGATTCTTTTGCGCAACTTTAAGCCTATGTCTGTGATCTTTTTGTGTTAATTCGTCTAAAAACACCAATTTCTCAAATTTCGTCATGCGCTTGAGCGCCTTTTGCGCTGCAAGTGCCTCTTCTGGGGTCATGAAGTCGTAATTCATTCTTTTTCTTCCACGTCGACAATGTCGACTGCGCCCATGTAACGCCCTAGTTTCTCCTTGATGCGGGCATCGAGCTCTTCGTCGCTGATTTCTTCGTTCTTTATAGCAACTCTGTCTGTGAAAAGCGCCACTTCTGTGACCTTGCCCAGCATTTCCAAGGCTTTTAAGCGGATACGTGCGTCTGGGTGGTCGGTTTCTTTAACTATTTTTGATACGCTCATCGACCTTAGCTGTTCAGCCTGCTCGATAAACTTCCACTGATAGGCAGTGACCATACCAATTGCACTTTTTATCTCGTGGGGTAGGTCTAGCTGTAAAAGTTTTTGTTTGGCTGATGGATCTGCGGTGACTAGGGCGTTAAACGCTTCTGTGGTTTTTTCTTCTTGGGCTTCCGTTAGTATCTCATCGTCGTCTTCGGTAAGACTCTTTAACCACTGGCTGGTTTTGTGCTGTGCGGAGAGGGTCTCTGCGGGGGTGAGGGGGTCAAGCGGGGTGAAAGAAGCATCGCCAGAAATCATTTCTGGAATAAAGTCCGCTTCGGCGGCTGAGACTAGGTGCTGCAAAAACATCGTGTGTCAAATCTCCTTTGGTTGCGTGGGAAAACACGGGGTACTACGACACGGTTACACGGAGTGTAACCGGTTTTTCTTCGTTGTGTAAAGTTTTTTGTGTATACTGCCTTTGCCGCAGTATTTTCCTTCGTTTGGACTGCGGTTCCTTTCGTGGGTTCACACTCACCTTGCGCCCCCAGCAAAGTCTGGGGGCTTTTTTTCGGTATACTAATTTTGCTCTTCACGTGAGCACGGGGGAACGTGGGTTTTTTGACCGCTTCACATGCTTCAACTAGTACCCATTAGTACCCCACTTTGCTATACTGACCTTGATTTGTCACGTGAATCAGGGGGAAAGCGGTACACGTCGTACGTGTAATTTTGGTAAAGCAGAGCTCCGCGTGTATATGTTTGCGTGAGTACCCCACTTATCTTGTGTCTAAGATTTGACATAACCCCCCTATTTTTTTACAAAATTTGACAATTTTTTATTTTGCGGCTGACGAACACTGATCTTTGGTCTGCGTTGCCCTGACCCCAAAACGGGTTGGTGGGTATCGGGTGGGGTTGAATCGAGCCGAAAAAACCGCACGGCATGGTAGGATTAATCATCAAAACAGCGGACGGAATTCCGTCCGCACTTGGTCTGTTGCCGTCACAGTCTGACGGCTTTTTTTATTGAAAGGTATCAAAATGGCTAAATTAACTTTAACCCAAATGGCACAAGCAATTGGCACACAAGACCGCTTAGGTCTGGACGACAGCGTTCATTTGCACGAGGCATGGAAGAAAGCGGACGATGCGAGCAAACGCACTATGCGGACTGAATGGATTGTGCAATACCTTGTGAAGAACCTCAAGGTATCAGGCAGTATTGCGGAGAAGATATTCGAGAAATCGAAAACCCAACGCACGAAGGATCAGCAAACAAGGGTCAAGCGTGCCTCGGATCAATTCGCTTATCACATCAGTCGTATCAAGGGGAAATCCACAACGAGTTCTCAGCAAGACATTGTGCAACAGGCACTCAACCTCGTTGAGCAGATGACCCCTGCACAGTTGAAGCGTTTCAAGGCTTCGATTTAATCTTGGACGGATTTCCGTCCCAACACATTTGACAGAAATTACAGGACAAGCCGAGCAGGCGAGGTCGCAAGGCGGTTCTGTTTTCTGTCAAACCTATTGCTAACAAAGGAGAAATACCATGTATCACATCAAAACCGAGCAACACAATGTAGCCCGTTGGTATCGAGCAGAAAACCATTGGGACGCAATGGAACTGTTCAATGCGTTGAGCAAAGTCATTCCCTTCGTGCAGGTATGGAAGGGTTCACAAGTAGTTGTTGAGTACAAAAACTAAGGAGTAACACCATGTCATCAATGAAACACTTAGCAACACCTTTGTACGAACACGATTGCCCTGATTGCACATTCTTGGGTACTGTGTTTGTGCCTATCCAAAAGTTTGAGCCTGCCGATATGTACAAGTGCAAGCATCAGTATGTTCTGCGGTTCAGTAGCGAGCCGTCTGACAATAGGTCTGGCACACACGAAAGCCTAGCCTTTTGGTTTAGAACAGAGAAAGAAGTTATCAGCCCTACCCTTTTTACCGCAGTAGATTCTTAACCAACCAACGAAA